GGTTTCATCAGGCAGACAATAAAGAGGCAAGGATTTTCTCGGCTTCGGCGTGGGTGCAGAACCATATTTATTTCCCGATAAATTGGAAAGACAAGTGGCCAGAATTCTACAGGGATTTAACCAGCTATTTGAAAGAGGGAAAGAATAAATTTGATGATGCCCCGGACTGTGTTACTGGTATCGGGGAAATGATTGGCAAAATTAAGAGTTTTGAGTTTGTATAATTAATGAAAAAAACTAAAAAGAAACATCGAACAAGATTTAAGTTCATATGTCCTATTTTTCAAGATGAGATATTTTTATTTATTGGTGAAAAAGAGAAAGCTGAACAGTTTTGCGGTGGGTTGAATTTAACAACTAATCATAGGGGCAAAGTTGTTGAAATGTTCAATAGTGATGAAACCAGGACTGGCTTTTTAGTCTGGGTAGATTGCTTTAAGAATTATCATACTATGGTACATGAAACATTACATTTAACTGGGTTAATTTTTAAATTTCATGGAGTACCCTTCACGGCTGATAATGAAGAAATGATAGCCTATTACCAAAACTACTGGGTAAGAAAATTCTGGCATAAAATGAGTAAATTTATAGATAAAAAGGAAAATAAATGACCTTAAATAATTTTACAGTATCCGACATAGCAGACTATGGACTATCAGACGCCCCGGGGTTTAAAGGGCAGATTGTCCGGGACTTAGTAGATCAGCATTTCGTAGCAGAGATGATACAGGGTGAAAACTATTATAACAATGTCAATGATATCAAGGCAAGAAAACTCTACTACTGGGAAAATGGGGTTCAGGTTGAAGATGAACTGAAGACAAATAATACACTATCCCATAACTGGCATAAGCTCTTAGTAGACCAGAAGAGCGCATATCTTTGCGGAAAGCCGATCTCATTTTTAGCAGCTGGGGATGGTACTGCTGAAAAGCAATTTGCAAATATTATAAACGATGTGTTGGAGGATGACTTCGATGATGAGGCTGCTGAACTTATAAAAGAAGCCTCGAATAAGGGCTTGTCATGGCTACACCTTTATATTGATAAGATAGAAAAGGGAATCGGTAAATTTAAGTACATGAAAATACCCTCTGAAGAAGTCATTGGAATATGGGATACAGTAAGGCAGAAAGAACTGGTTGAGGTAATCCGGTATTACACGATGACCGATGCCAATGGTGATGATTTTATTAAAGCCGAATGGTGGACGGCAAATGACGTTACTTATTTTGTAGAGATTAAAACCGGGGGAGAATTTGTGCTTGATCCGGATTATGAAACCAATCCAGCACCGCATTACTACAAAAATGGTAAAGGGGCAGGATGGGGAAAAGTACCTTTCGCATGTTTTAAGAATAATGAAGAATGTAAAAATGACCTGACTTTTTATAAGGAGCTTATCGATATTTACGATCTTATAAACTCGGACATTGCCAATGACTTCTCTGAGATCCAAAAACTAATTATGATAATCAAGGGTTACGATGGTTCGGATAATAAGGAACTGCTGGAGAATTTAAGGTATCATAAATTGATTAAAGTTTCCGAAGGCGGTGGAATCGATACGTTAGCACAGGATATTCCGATAACAGCTTTTAATGAATTTGCCAATAGATTAGAAGAAAATATATTCCTGTTCGGACAGGGTGTCAATGTTAAAAGTAATGAATTTGGGAATGCCACTGGAGTTGCCTTGAAATTCCTTTATGGACTACTTGATTTAAAGAGTGGAATAGTGGAACGTAAATTCCGAAAGGGACTGCGGGATGTTATCGAGTTTGTAGCAATGTATGAAAAAATAGCACTGAATAAGACTTATGACCCAGCTGGAATAAAGATTGTATTTAATAAGTCTATGATACTAAATGAGCTGGAAATGGTAACGATGGCGCAGACTTCGAAGGGTGTTATTTCAGATGATACAATTATTGCCAATCATCCGTGGGTTGAGGATCCTGCAGCTGAAATGAAAAAGCTAAAGGAAAGCCAGAAGACCATAGATTTAGACGAAGGCAAAAATGAGTGATATAGATAAGGCGGTAGAAGCTCTAACAAAGAAGACCGAAAAAGAGCTCATAGCAAATTACCGGAAAGCCTTAAATGATATCAGGGCTAAGATGGCCTTAATCTATGAGAAGTACTCTGTTGATGGCTCACTTACTTTTGCAGAGATGGCAAAGTACAATCGGTATGTTGGATTAAATAAGTCCATAGAGAAACAATTAAAAGAGCTTACCGGAAAGAACGCTAAAATAACCAGAATCCTTAGTGGAACAGTCTATCAGGAAAGCTACTATAGGACTGCATTTTTCTTTGAGGAAGGAGTGCAAGCAAAACTTGGTTATGGCCTTTTAAATCCAGAAGTAATAAAAGCTGCGGTGCAGAATCCTATATCCGGGCTGACACTTAACCAGACGTTAGAAAAAAACAGGTTAAATATCATAACAAAAATTAAGCAGGAAATTACTCAAGGACTGGTTAAGGGCGAACCATATTCAAAAATGGCAAGGAGAATTAAGGATACTCTGGGGGGAGACGCTTATAAAGCAGTGCGTGTTGCTCAGACCGAAGCTCACCGTTGCCAGTCTCAGGGAACATTGGAGTCTGGCTATCATGCAGCAAAAAAAGGTGTTGATATGTGGAAGGTATGGGATGCTACGCTTGACGGTAAAACAAGACCATCACATCAGGCGCTTGACCAGCAGAAAGTCGGAGTAGATGAGGATTTTAAATCTCCTGTAACTGGTGCAGAAGGCCCTGGACCCGGGTTGATGGGAGTAGCTGCTGAGGATATAAATTGTCGGTGTCAACCACGCTTTGAAATAAAAGGCTATGCACCTACAAAACGATATGCACGGGAAGAAGAAGGGAAAAGGGGTAAGGTTATACCCTATACAAATTATGAAAACTGGGCAAAAGCAAAAGGATTAAAATTACAAAAAGTTTAAAGGAGGATAATGCCAAATCAAATATCAACCGAGGAATTTTTTAAGAAAGTAAAACTTGATAAGCTTATTAACCGGGTAAAAGACGAAAGCAATTTGGATATAAGAACACTCCGGGAATCGACATTTATCGGGCAAGTCTTAAAAGGGCTTATATCGGAGATAGGCCATAATCCGGCAAAGTACAAGCAGGTAGCAGAATTTGAAATGCTTATCAGCAGCATATCACTTGGGCTGGTTGCTTTTATGAGGGCATCGGAGAAGAAAGAATTTCCGGATATAAAATAAATTGCATATTAATTAAAATTAAATCAAGCCTCTATTTTTAGGGGCTTTTTTTATGGATAAAAACGCTCTTTTTAAAGGCCAGAGCATAAAGAAGCGCAAACTAACAGCTGGTACTTACCAGCATAAAAAAGTAAATAGGAGGTAAAAATGGATTGGCTAAAGGAAATACTGGCAAACGAGGAATTAAAATCAGAGGAAAAGCAGGAACAGATACAGAAAGAATTGCCTAAATATTTCATTCCGAAGGAAAAGTTCAATGATGCAAACGAGCAAGTGAAAGCTCTAAAAACTCAACTTGGTGAGCGAGACGAGCAGCTTGTAACACTTAAAAAACAGGTGAAAGATAATTCGGAACTGATTACTAAAATCGAAGAGTTGCAAGAGGACAATAAAAAAGTCAAAGAAGAATCGGAAACCAAGATGAAAGGACAGAAATTTGACTTTGCCTTAGAGCTGAAACTGCGGGATTACAAGGTTAAAAATGTAAAGGCAGTGAAGGCGCTTCTTGCAGTGGACAAATTAATATTAAATGATGATGAGACTTTTACAGGTTTGGAAGAGCAGATCACGAAGTTAAAAGAAACTGACGAATACCTATTCGGAGATGTTACAGTGTCCGGGACCGGAAAACCAGAAGAAGGGAAGCCAGATTATAAGGGTAAAAATCCGTGGTCGAAAGATACTTTCAATCTATCCGAACAGGGTAAAATTGTAAAGGAAAATCCGGAGCTGGCAAAAGTCTTGCAATCACAAGCTAAAAAATGAAAGGAATAGAAAATGGCTCCAACAATAATAAGCGACATAATAATACCGGAAGTCTTTAATCCGTATGTAGTAGAGAGGACAGCAGAACTCTCGAACCTCGTTAAATCGGGGATAATCGTCCCAAATGCCGAACTGGATAAACTTGCATTAGCAGGTGGGAAGATGATTAATATGCCATTCTTTACTGACCTATCTGGTGCTGATGAAGTGCTGGATGACGAAAATCCGTTAAGCGTAAATGCCATCGGGACAGGCCAGGACGTGGCAGCTCTCTTTATGAGAGGTAAAGCATGGGGAGTAAACGATCTTGCAAAGGCACTATCGGGTGCCGATCCCATGAAAGTAATAGGAGATATGGTTGCTGAATACTGGGCAAGAAGGCAGCAGGACTTACTTGTATCAATCTTGACCGGAGTATTTGCTGATAATGTAGCCAATGACACTCACGATCATGTGCTGGATATATCTGGTTTGGGAGTAGGCTTAAGTCATATAACTGGTGACGCAGTAATATCGGCTGCTGCTTTAATGGGCGATGCAATGCTCAGACTTACCGCTATGATGGTTCATTCGGGAATTTATACAGCTCTGCAAAAACAGAATCTTATAGATTTTGAACCTACCAATTCCCAAAATATCGGATTTGGGACATACCTTAACAAGACATTAATCGTTGACGATGGATGCCCTGAAGCTGCTGGAGATTATACCACATACCTATTCGGTGGTGGTGCAATAGGTTACGGAGACGGTGC